TTGAAGTCAATGTGTTGACTGCCTATATTTCTCGATTAGATGGTGAATTTGCCAAACAAGAGCCATCTATTGAAGTATCAGCGGATGAAGGCGAAGATATTAGCCCACAATTGATACAAGTCGTTGAAGGTCATATTCGGCATATATTCGAAGAAGCAAAACAATCTAATACCCAATATCACACTTACCGAGATTCGTTGAGTGGTGGTTTTGGTGTCATGAAAGTTTACAACGAATATGCAAACGAGCGTACATTTAAACAAGTATTGAAAGTCCGTAAAGCCAAATATCCAACGATGTGTGGATTTGATCCACTCGCAACAGAACCTCACAAAGGCGATGGGAATTTTTGTTTTGAACTTTATCCTAAAACGAAAACAGATTTCAAAGAAGAATATCCAGATCTTGATATCAGTGACATTAAGTTTTCGGCGCAGACAGAATTAGGTGGTTTTCAGTGGGCGTTTAGCAATGAAGTTGAAGACGTCATTTTAATTTGTAAGTTATATCTCAAGAAGAAAAAGTCTATCAAGATTCACGAGCTTGCAGATGGTCAAGAACTAACAGATAAAGAGTATAAAGACTTTGTTTCAAAGTGGGAATCAAGCGGCACGATTGCGCAAGCGCCTGTGATTACTCGAAGCCGTAAAGCAGTTGATACGGTTATCTGTTGTTACACATTCATCGAAAGCACAATCTTAGAATATGAAGAAACTGATTATGGTTATTTACCTCTTGTATTTGATGACGGCGATTCAATTGATTTGTACGACAATTCAAAAGGCACTATTGAACAATTCACCCGACCCTATGTCTATAATGCCATAGGCGCTCAACAGCTCAAGAACCTTGCCGCTCAGTCTTTATCAAATTATCTTGAGAACATGGCTCAGCATAAGTATCTAATCAAGCGTGAAGCAATCCCACTTGAGAAAGAATATTTGAATGCGTTAACAGAGCCGCAGAAAGCAAATACACTTGTTGTTAATGCATACATGGATAACGATCCCAATAAGCCGATTCCTGAGCCATTAATTCCTTTACAACCTCAAGCTTGCCCTCCTGAAGTCAGCAATGCGATTGGTCTATCTGATCAAATCATGCAAAACGAATTGGGCTCATATGATGCGGCATTAGGAATTAATGATAATCAATTATCAGGAATCGCAATAATCGAGGCGGCTACGCAATCAAATGCAGCAGCAATGCCATACGTTGTGAATTATCTTACAGCACTACAACAAGTCGCTGTCATCCTAGTTGATTTAATGCCGAAATATTACCGAATGCCGATGAATTTACCGATTATCGATCAAGAAGGTAAAAAGGCTGTCGTTAGTATCAATCAGAACGGTCAGCAAGACTTTAACTATGATTCGAATGCGATGAAAGTGAGAGTCACCGCTGGTGTTAACTTCGCGATTCAAAAATCTAGGGCGTTACAGCAAATTATTGCATTAATGCAAGCATCGCCTGCATTTGCGCAATTCATGAATACAAAAGGATTGCCGATATTACTCGACAATATTGAGATTCGCGGTGCGGATATTCTGAAGAAATTATCTGAAGAGTATCAGCAAGAAATGAAACAACAACAGATGATGCAACAGCAGATGCAACAACACGCTATGCAAAACAATCCTCAAATTATGACAGCTCAAGCAAAACAATTTGATGCGCAATCCAATGCTGCATTAAAAGCTAAAGAGTTGCAGTTGAAAGAACAAGAGTTGGCAGTTAAGGTAAGAACATCACAGGCACAAGAAGAAGCTTCCTTAGCAAGAGCTCATGCTGAAGAAACACGCGCTAATATGGAAGTTGTAATTAAACATATGGATATGGAACATAGACACGGAAAAGATGTAATCGAAATGGCGCATAAGATTCATGGAGGAGAAGAAAATGCCACTCGTGAAAAGCAAGAGTAAAGCCGCATTCAAAAAGAATGTGAGCGAAATGGTTAAAAGTGGTCATCCAGTTAAACAAGCCGTTGCTGCTGCATATTCAGTTAAACGTAAATCACAAGGAGAAAGTGCGATGAAAAAGAAACCAATGAAGAAAATGGATGAAAAAAAGATGCCTAAAATGCCTAAAAAAAAGGATAAGAAATAATGAATAGAGAGTTTAATAAGATTAACCCTACGATATTCAAAGAATATGTTGCAGCATGTAAAGAGATTAAATCATATTATCGCGTTAATATTATTGAGCCAAAAGAAATACGAGAACGTTATAAGTTAGCTTTAAACGCTTATACAGATCATTTGGACAAGTTAGGTTTGAAAATGCCTAACCCAATTTATGATTACAAAAAAGATGATGAATCAACATGGCGTTATTTAGATGTTGTCATCACTACCGATAAACACGGTAAGAGACGATGTGCTAAAACGATTATTAACCCAGCATTTAAAGGACGTTAAATTATGGCAGAGAAAAAGAAAAAATTTATTGCGGAAGCGACAAAAAACAAAGGCGGATTACATCGTAGTTTAGGTGTTCCAGAAGGTAAAAAAATTCCTGCTAAAAAGTTAGCAAAAGCAGCCAAATCGAAATCACCAAAAGTACGTAAACAGGTTGCACTCGCAAAGACTCTCAGCAAATTACGCAAGAAGAAATAACTTATTAGGCCGCGTTACTTTGTATTTCTACTTAACCCAAGGAGATTAAATACAGGGAGCTCGCGGCCTTTTAAGTTTTTAAAACAAAAGGAATGATAAAATGAATTTATCGCAATCATTATCACATAAGGACATATCATGATTAAAGATAAATTAATAAAACGTTTAGCTGAAATTGACAATGAAATAACCCGAAATAAAGCATTAGCACAGCAATATAGCAACGAAATAAATAATCTTACTTTAACTCATCATGAATTAATCGGCGCAAAAAGTGAATGCAATGCCATTCTAAATCATCTCTTTGAAGAAGAATCGAATTAACTTGACATCATAAATTACACGTTGATTTACAGTGTTTTTTATGGAGAATAAGAGTTAGCTAAGCAATAGCGTTAAAATTGCCGTCCCCTGAAACGTATTTCAGAGTAGCTAAAATCACCTAGAGTAAAGGGTCAATTACTCGAAAAAGAGGGAAACTATGAACGAAGGTATGGATACTAACGTAAGCTTAGATCAACCTGTTTCACAAGATGTTAATGTTCAACAACCCGCACAAGATATGAGTGCGAATTCGGCGCCGAAAGATGAGTACGTGCCTAAATCTCGTGTTCAAGAAATTGTGCATGAACGTACGCGACATGCAGCACAAAATGCTTATGAGCGTGGTTTAAAAGAAGCTGAGCAAAGACGCCCTGCTGGAATGGGAATGGGTGGAATGGCTGAAGTAGACGAAGGGAAACTTAAGTCTATGATGGCCGATGTTTTTAGACAACAACACGCAGAATTGCAACGTGATTATGAGCAACAAGAGCTTAAGCGGCAGCTTGATCACTTGGCAAATGATTACATGGGCAAATTGCAGGCTGCTAAAGACAAGTACCCTGATCTTGAAAAGCGACGTGATGAACTAGGTGAATTAGCTACTCTTGTCCCTTATATTAATGAGACAGACAATGTAGCGGGAGTGACCCAACACTTGCTAGATAATGGCCACAACGTGGCATCTCTACTGGTGCTCTCTCATACTTCACCAAACTTTTTACGCCGCGAGCTTAAAAAACTAGCTGATTCAATCAAACTGAATGAAGACGCTAGAACACGCCAATATCCAAACGAACCCTTGAGTTCTGTGACTCCCTCGATACCGAAAGATAGTGACTCGGGGTCGATTGAAGCGCTCAAGCGTCAGAGTTGGTTAAGAGGCTAGGAAGCCGCTTAAGATCGGTCATCACGAGCACTATCTCCGAAAATTAATTAACGGAGATGGATCTCATGTTGCCTACTAATATTTTAAAACAGGTCATTACCTATAATGATTCTGGTCTTGCGTATTTAGAAAACTTAAACGTTGCAATTCACATTGCTAACAAGAAATTCCAAAATTTCGAAAACGTAGAAAAAAACTTAGGTGATACAGTACAGTTTGACGTACCACCACGTGCCGTTGCAATGAATGGTTTGGTTGCTTCATTCCAAAGCGCTCAACAACGTTATGGCACATTACAGTGTGACCAAGCAGCCAACTCATCCATGGCTTTCACTGCTCAACAATTCGTGTTTAACGTTCGCGATTACATGGAAAAATTCGGTATGGCGCGCGTTGAAGAATTGTCCGCTGAAATCGAATCTAACGTACTCTTAAACTCATGCTCAAGCGTTCCTGTTATGACAGTGAATAGCGAAGGTCAAAGCGTTCCTACGGGCGCATTGCACACAGAATCCGGCCCTTACCGATTCTACGGAGACGGCGTCAATCAGATCAATTCTTTTGGTCAATTAGCTTCCATGTTAGCATTCAATGCTGAATATGGCATGCCAAACGGCCAACCAGATGTGATCCTTCCTAATCTTGCCATCCCAGGTATCATTAACTCCGGTTTAAACCAATTTGTACCGACAGAAAATGAAGGATTGAGAAATTCATGGGATCTAGGTACATATCACGGTTCAAATGCGCGTTATTATCGTTCTAACTTACTGCCTGTCTTCAATGCAGGTACAGTCGGTAATGATGCATTGACTCTGACAGTCATCAGCACAAACGATCCAACAGGTGCTAACATCACTCAAATTACTTGCTCAGGTGCAAACGTATCGGATGCAGGTTCTTTAGTTGCAGGTGACCTTGGTCAGTTTGTAGATGGCATTTCTGGTTTCCAAAACATGCGTTATTTAACATGGACTGGTCACAAACCTTGTGGCGTTCCTGTACAATTCCGCGTAACAGCTAATGCAGCATCTGACGGTTCAGGTCATGTAACATTTAGCGTATTCCCAGCTCTATCGAGCCAATTTGGCCCTAACCAAAACTTAAACCAAAACATTCAAGCCGGCATGCAAATCAAATTCTTGCCTTCTCACCGTTGCGGTTTAGTTATCAGCGGAAAAGCCTTCTACTTGGCAATGCCAAAACTGCCAGACGAAGTACCTTTTCCAACAGGAACCAAGATGAACAAAGAATCTGGCGCAAGCTTACGCTTGTACTACGGTACTCTGTTCGGCAAAAACACACGTGGGTTAATCAATGACGCAATCTGGGGTTCGTATATTCAGCCTGAATATGCAATGCGTATTATCTTCCCATTGAATATTAGCTAATAGGAGTTTACACATGAGCGCATTATCTCCGATTTACAACTTGCCTATTCAATATAAGCAAGGTGGCGTGATCACAAAAGCAAGCAATACGACATTGAGCGTTACTTCTTGCTTAGTACGATCATCTGATGACAGTTTTGATATTAACGTTGGCGACTACTTCGGTGCCGCTAGCGCAACAACTGTTAATGGTGCAGTAAATGGTTTAAACGGATTGGACACCGGATCCTTAGCGGCATCCACTGTTTATGCTGTTTATGCGATTGCAGACCAAGCCGGCTATAATCCAGCTGGTTTTCTGCTATCTACCAGCTTAACAGCTCCATTATTGCCAAATGGTACATTCCCATCTAACTATAACGTTTATTCACGTATTGGTTGGGCAATCACTGACTCTTCTACGCATTTTGTCTTGCTACGTACTTCTGGATCAGGTAGAGCCGTAACTTATACTTACGATGTACCACCACAAGTATTAAGCGCAGGCAATGCAACGACCCAAACTGCGGTTAGTTTGGCCGGTGTTGTTCCTCCAGTTGATGGTATTCCGGTTCAAATGGCTGCGAATTTCTTACCAGGAACCGCGGGTCAATCCGGTGTTATTTGTTATTCAGGTGGCACAATTGGCAGCGCAACCAATATCATTATTGGCCAAGTTGCTTCTATCCATATTGAAGAGCAAATGAATTTACCAGCTGCGTTGATTTCTGGTGTGCCTAAAGTTGATTATCAAGTTTCAAACAGTGCAGCAGCGTTGAGCTTATGGGTTTCTTCGTTCACTGATTTGCTTTAATCAATCTGTTAGACCTTGGGGCTATGGATAGCTCCAAGGTCTAAAATGGGGGCTACGGATGGCCTATACCGTTACGAAATTAATTACAGAATCATTTGGCTTGTCTGGATTAATCAATCCAGGTTTACAAGTTCCGAGTGGTGCGCAAATTTATAAAGGATTGGACTTATTGAATTCACTGTTAGCGGTTAAAACAGGTGATTCGCGTCTCATTCCTTATTTTACTCAACACACTTTCAATACTGTTGTTGGTCAGGAAGAATATTTCATTCCTGATCTAATTTTTATTGAAACGCTCACATTTGAATATTCCCAAGTACGTTGGTCAGTTCAACCAACCACTCGGAAAATTTATCAAGGCTCATCGCGTGCGCAAAATATCGATTCATTGATGTTTTATTACTATGTTGAGCGCGCAAAAGGCGGTGCTAATCTGTTCATGTATTTTCTACCGGATCAAGTTTACCCGTGCACGATTTGGGGTAAGTTTTCATTGAGTTCTGTTGTATTAAGCCAAGATTTAGAAACAACGCTTGATTTATATTATATCGAATATCTACGTTATGCATTGGCTGAGATGATTTGCCATGCGTATAACGTCACCTTCCAGCCGCAGAACAAAGAAAAATTACTCGAGTATCAAGAAATATTTACCGATGTAAGTGCGCCTGATTTAACAATCACGAAATACAGTGGATTGGCTGGTAAAGGTCAGAGTATATGGGGCATGGTAAACCTTTCTCATGGATGGCAGCCATACTAATGATG